CACAATTAGGCAAGAATCAACAAACCCTGATCGCGCGTCGTTTCTGCGCGCATCGCTAAACCTTTGGGTGTCGGTCGTGCGCGGATGGATTGAGCCTGGGCGTTGGCCGTCCTTGGAATACGACGGCGAAATACCTAGCGGTGGGGTCGTGGCGATCGAGTCGTCGCTGGATGACTCCCGATATTGCGCGACCAGATGCGTCAACTTGTCTGACGGTCGGGTGCTTGTCACCGTGTCGTTCATTGCCGAGTCAATTACAGAGCTGTGGGACAACGTGCAGGAACTTGCCAAAGACCCCGCGATCAGGTTTGCCTTGTCGCCAACTGTGGACGCCACGTGCCCACCGAACATTGAGCGCCGCCGAGTCGTCGTTGGCTACGCCGAATTAGGACGCTTCACACCGCTAGCCAAGAACATGATTGCCGAAGCACGGCTACTGCACACAGGCGAAAAACTGTTGGCAGAACATGTTCAGCGCGCCGTTGCCGTTCGCACCGATAACACGATTGTGCTCTCATCCAAGCGATCACCTGGGCCTATCGAGTTAGCGCGAACAATGGTCTGGGGTATCGGCTTATGTGCCCGTCCTGTAAACAGCGGAAAACCCATGCTCGTAACCATTAACCACTAACATTCTCCACGGTGACCGCGCACCTTGCCTTTTGTCGGAATCGGATAAGTCATGCGCGGTTGCCACCAATATGACAAAGTAGGGTTATGGCTCTTTTCAACAAATCGCAACAAATAAACACGGCAAAAGAATCGCCTGTTACCGCAGCTGTCGGAGCATCGTCCTACAACATCGGCTACTTTGCGTCTTACACAGACGGCACTCGCAGAGCCCGCGCAATGACTCTCCCAGTTGTTGCGCGCAGTCGCGACCTCATCTGCACCACAATTTCACAACTCAATTTAGAGATGTATCGAGAAATGTGGAACGGCGACGAAATGGAAGAAGTTCCATTAGCGCCGCGCTCATGGTTGTCGCGAATTGACAAAGGCGTTCCGAACGACTTCATCCTTGCTTGGACATGCGACGACCTCATCTTTGAAGGGCGCGCCTTCTGGTATGTAGACCCAAACGATCGCACCGCTGACGGCTACCCAAACAACTTCACGCGACTACCAGCCGCCATGGTACAAACACTCGATCAAGCAGGCCCAATTTGGTTTGGCCCATCAAAACAAATTGTATTCAACGGTGTTCAACTTGACCCGCGCGACGTCATCCAATTTATTTCTCCAATGCAATCATTCAACTCTGCCGGTGCGCGTGCAGTAGAAACCGCACTTCGCATTGAAGAATCACGACTCCGCGCAAGCCAATCAGTCTTGCCATCGGGCTATCTAAAACAGACTGGCGGGGAACCGCTCAGTTCTGCCGAACTCAATGACCTTGCACAGCAATTCAATATCGCGCGCACGTCTGGCAACAATACGGCCGCTCTAAATGAGTTCATCGAATATGTGCCGACAGATGCGACACCAGACAAAATGATGATGATTGAATCAGCAGATTATTCGGCTCGCGACCTCGGCCGTTACCTTGGTGTCCCTTCGTTCTTACTCTCAGTATCAATCGGCGCGTACTCATACCAATCCAGCCAGCAATCTAGGATTGACAACTGGACCTACGCCTGTGCCCCAATAGCCAAGTGCATTGCCTCAACACTTTCATCAGACAATGTTCTTCCGCGCGGAACCTTCGTCCGATTCGACACGTCGGATTACTTGTCCGAGGCTTACCTCGGTGGAGACATGTCAGATTCACACGACATGCCAGAAGATTCAGACATCCCACAAACACCAATCGCACGAAATTAGGATCAGGCCATGATTAGATTTGGAACAGAATCATTTACCATTGACGCGGCAGCTGGCGACACGCCACGTCGCACAATCTCGGGAATTGCGGTCAGATATAACACTCCCGCAAAAGTTTCAGATGGGTCAATGGTGGCGTTTGCCCCAGGCTCTTTGCCAGTTGACGGTCGCGCACCCATCCTTCAAATGTTTCACGATTCAACCAAAGTAATTGGCACCGTTACCGAGCGAGTAGAAACAGAACAAGGAATGCTCTTTTCTGCAAGGATCAGCGAAACTGCTTTGGGCAACGAAGCACTTGTGCTGGCCAGCGATGGAGCCCTGCGCGAAGTGAGTGTCGGAGTGACCCCTCTTAAGTTTAAGTACGACAAAGAAGGCGTCATGGTCGTAACTAGCGCTAAATGGGACGAGCTCTCGGTAGTCGGCCAGGGGGCGTTCGATGCTCCCATTTTGGAAGTCGCTGCGAGTATCCACCAAGAAGAAGAAGAAATAAGTACTATTGAAGAAGTAGCACCTCAAGAGGAGACAGAACCAATGAACGAAACAGTCGAAGCCCCAGCCGTAATTGAGGCATCTGCAGCAACTCAGACAATCTTTGCAACTGCAAAGCGTGAGTTCAAGATGCCATCAGCTGCAGAATACATTTCTGCTTATGTGACCAACCCAGAGAAGTTCGCAGAGATGCGCGCAGGCATTGAAGCCGCAGCACCAAACGTGCTCACCTCGGATATTCCGGGCGTGCTCCCATTGCCGATCGTACAACCGACCTACAACAATTTTATTGGTCGTAGGCCTGTAATCGATGCAGTAGGCGCAAAAGCAATGCCACAAGGCGGCAAAGTATTCATCCGTCCAGAAGTAACAACACACACTTCAATGGGCGTTCAGTCAACTGAAAACACCGCACTTACCCAAGGAACTTTTGTTGTTACCGACAACCAAGTCACAAAAGGTACCTACGGTGGATATGTCACCCTCTCCGAACAATCAATCGACTGGAGTACACCAGAAGTTATTTCTTTGGTACTTGACGACATGGGTCGCATCTATGCAAACGCAACCGACAACGTAGCTGCAGACAACCTTGTTGCAGGAGCATCAGTTACTTCAGCATTCACAGCTGCATCAGAAAACGATCCTTCTTACTGGCAGTCTTGGGTATCGGCAGCAGCAACCACAATCCTTTCAGGATCAAATGGCAACTTGCCGACACACATGTTCGTATCACCAGACTTCTGGGGCACTTTAATGGGCCTTTCGGACACGGCAGATCGTCCTTTGTTCCCAGCCGTTGGGCCAATGAACGCTTACGGAAACTTGATGCCTGGACAACCAAACGGAATTGCATTCGGTCTACAAGTAGTAGTTGATCGCAACTTCGCAGCAAACACGCTGATCGTTGGCGATGCTTCTGGTTACGAAATCTTCGAGCAGCAGAAGGGCGCAATTAGTATTGACGTGCCTTCAACTTTGTCACGCACGATTGCCTTCAGAGGGTATCTTGCAACATTGATGATTGACCCAACCAAGTTCGTCAAAGCCGTACGCGCATAATCTGAAAGGTAGGCCAAAATTATGGCCACTTATCAGGTCATCAGTAAGCAACTAACGTCGAATTACGCCGTCCTTCAACTTCTCACCCCAGCGGAGTTGACGGTCGGTGATTCGATTGTTGTTGCAGCAGTAGATGCCACATTTAATGGCAGTTACACAATCCGGGCGCTTCCGTCTTATGAGTTCATAGGCATTGACGATGAAGGCGATCTGGAATACAACCCCGGCATCGTTATTCCAAATCAAGTTCTTTATGCTGTAACCGCAGCAGATGTAGCCCGTCAAGCCGCGTCTGGCACTCTTAGCTATGCACCTGTTTGCACGTGGGTAACCGCCGCACAGGTCATGACATTTTTAGGCATAACCATCGCAAACCCATCTGACGATTACACGTTGCTCACTCAATCGGCGTCAGCTGGTAATCAGTTCTGTTATCGCAGGCGTCAAGAGTCGGGCTATGTTGACTCCCTAACGACCTCTCCTGGCGGAGATGTCACATTGGGCGCTTTGATGTATTGCGCCGCTCTGTGGCGCTCTAGAGGCTCAATAGAGGCAACCTACGCGACGTTTGACGGCATGGGTTCAGCCCCACAACAGAGCATGACCCCGATTGTCAAGCAGTTGCTTGGGATACCTCGACCAGCGGTTGCCTGATGGCTTACACCGATCTGTTTAACGAAGCGATTGACGATCTGACGGCAACGCTTACAGCTGAGTCTGGGCTTCGCGTTGTAAACGACCCAACCAAATTGATTCCTAATTCGGTTTATTTAGACGCACCAAACTTTACCACGTTTGCTGGCAACGGCAACATTGTTCGCATGGAGTTCCCGATCAAGGTCATTGGTTCTGGGCCTGCAGGTCTGCCGGTACTCCGCTCAATCTTGGGCATCGTCGCAAGCGTGCTTGGCTCGTCAATCATTGTCATGGCTGGCCGTCCGTCAAGCCTTGAAATTGGTGGCGCGTTGTATCCGTGCTATGACCTTGATTGCGCTATTCAAGCCCAGACCGCATAATCCACAACTAAGCAACACGAATCATCTACTATCAAGAAAGAACTTAAGGAGCAATCATGGCAACAAGTACTTATCTCTCAAATCCAACTGTCAAAATCGGCACCGCAATCGGCACCATTACGGACATCACCGATCAGGTATCCGCAGCAACATTGACTGTTACTGCAGAAGCGCTTGAAGAC